CGAGGTTTGGGGCAATGCCAAGGTTTGGGGCAATGCCAAGGTTTGGGGCAATGCCGAGGTTTGGGGCAATGCCGAGGTTTGGGGCAATGCCAAGGTTTGGGGCAATGCCGAGGTTTGGGGCAATGCCGAGGTTTGGGGCAATGCCGAGGTTTGGGGCAATGCCGAGGTTTGGGGCAATGCCGAGGTCTTTTCTGCAAGTCATGTGTTAGTGATCGGTGCTATTGGTAGCCGGGACGATTTCACAACATTCTTTAGAGATAAAGACAATGAAATTACTGTCAAGTGTGGTTGCTTCCTTGGTAAGATTGATAAATTTCTTGAAAAGGTCACACAGACACATGGTGATTCTAAGTATGCATTAGTTTACAGAGCAGCAGTTGAGGTCGCAAGATTACAGATTGACCTTTCAGGTGAAGCACCAAAGGACGCTGATGAATAATGAATGATCTTCAATTCATGCCCCATCAGGAAGAAGTGCTGAACCTGACTGATGATAAAAACAGGTGTGCTTATTATTTAGATATGGGACTTGGTAAAACTTTTGTAGGTGCTGAAAAAATGTATTTGCTGAACAATACTATAAATTTGATTGTATGCCAAAAATCGAAAATTGATGATTGGGTTGATCACATAAAAACGTATTACCCTGAATACAGAGTTATGGACTTGACCAAGAAAAGTGAAGGTGTGAACTTCCGAACACTGGTTGAAACCAAAGACCTGTATGATCAGAACATTCAGATTGTCGGTGTAATTAACTATGATTTGGTATTCAGACGCAAGTATATAGCCCATATAACCGACTTTACATTGTTACTTGATGAATCAAGCCTTATATGTAATGAAAACGCTAAACGGTCAAAATTCATATTGAAGTTACAACCGGAAAGCGTGATCTTGCTGTCAGGTACACCAACAGCAGGAAAGTATGAACGGTTATGGTCACAGCTTAAGTTGTTAGGTTGGGACATTAACAAGAAAGCCTTTTATGCTTCCTATGTTCAGACAGAATGGGTTGAAAACGGTGATGGGTACAAGAAAGAGGTAATCACAGGGTATAAGCACGTTGAGCATTTGAAGAAAAGACTCACACAGTTTGGTGCAGTATTCATGAAAACAGAAGAAGTGATTGAACTACCTGAACAGACTGAACAGAAAATTTTCTTGAAGATCACAAATGAATATAAGTTTTTCATAAAACACAATTACTTGGAACTTGATACAAGGAACTTAGTCAGATTCAAAGATGATTCAGATTTTGAAGGTGAAGATGTGACACCAAGGGTTGAATTGATCGGTGATAATAGCCTGACCAAAACATTATATTGCAGACAGCTGTGCGGTCAATGGCATAAGGAAAAACTGGAAGCATTCAGGGACTTACTGGAATCAACAGAAGATCGGTTGATTGTGTTTTATAACTTCAATGAAGAACTGACAAGACTTAGAAAAATATGTGAATCACTCAACAGGGAAGTCAGTTTTGTAAATGGTTCAGGACGTTCAATGTATGCATATGAATGTGTAGATAACAGTGTCACATTTGTTCAGTACCAAGCAGGGGCAATGGGTGGTAACTATCAGAAAGCAAATAAGATTGTGTACTTTACGTTGCCACTTGGAAAAGGGTCTTGTGATCTTTGGGAACAGTCAAAGAAGCGTATACACAGAATCGGTCAGAACAGACCATGTTACTACTATTACCTACTGGTAAAGGGAAGTTTTGAAGAAAGGAATCTTGCAGCATTGCAGGAAGGAAAGGAACTAACTGATGAATTGTTCACATAATTGTATGATGTGCCGGGTATGGAAGTACATCAAAAAACATTTTAAGAATTTTGTTATTAAGACAATTATCTTTTTTAACATGTTAAGTCTTATGTACTGGATTGTATACATTGATTACATCATATCATGGCAACCATATGCAATTATGGCATTCAATCTTTTGGTACTGTCACTGATCGGATATGCAAATAAAGATAATGGAGTTGATTTTTTATAGCAGCAGAAAAGAATTTTGAAAACAGGGTTAAAAAATACCTTGAGGAATATGGTTGTTGGTGGCTCAAATACTGGGGTGGTGCAGCTTACACAAAAAGCGGTATTCCTGATTTACTGGTAAGTTCAGACGGTTGCTTTCTTGGTATTGAAGTCAAGGCAGACAACGGTGAACCGTCACTGATACAGCTTTATCACTTAAGGAAAATAAGAGAATCCGGTGGATATGGGATTTTACTTTTCCCAAATGACTTTGAAAAGTTCAAAGGGTTCAATGAACACAAATCAAAATCTAACGCTTGGTATCTTACCAATATTGAAGAACAGAAGCGGTGGAAAATAAAGTTAGAAGAAAAGGAGATTTAACAATGACAAGAGAAAAACAGATTGAGTACTTCAAAGGTTGCCTAATGGCAACAGGTCGTGAGGGTGTGGAAGATTTACTTGACTTCATCGAAGAACTTGGTTTTTATGATGCCCCTGCATCCGGTGGAAATCACTGCTGTAAAGATGGTGGACTGTTAGAGCATACAGTGAACGTCATGCAGTACGCTGAAAAGATCGGTCTTACACTGCTTGGAAGTGAAGCATATAACAAGATTCACAGCAGCGTGATCATTGCATCAGCATTACATGACCTTGGTAAGTGTGGACGTTATGGAAGTCCTTATTATGTTGAAAACATGGTGCAGGATGGTAGACCGACCAAAAAAAATCCTGAACAGAAGTATAAGAGATCAGAAAGTAAACCGTACAAGATCAGTTCTGATTTGTGCCATATTGACCACCCTTTAAGATCGGTTGAACTGGCAGCACGTTACATTGATCTGACAGAGGAAGAAGAACACGCTATTTTCTACCATGATGGTGCTTATGGAAGTCTTGCGTATGATCTGAAAGGTCACGAAGAACCATTGCAGGTGATCATTCACTTTGCAGATTTTTGGTCAGCACAGTTCCTTGAAGTCGGAAAACTTGACAGATTCAATCATCCGGGTACACCGGAAGAAACAACCGATGAAGTGGGAGAAGGTGAAGAATAATGCAGTATCAGGTGTTTAAGAAAGATACAGGTGAATTGATCGCATGGATTGATACAAATGGTCTGATGCAGGTTATGAAAGAAGGCTATTGTATCAAATATGGTGAAAATTTAACAGTAAGAGAGGAAAGTGAAAACGATGAAGCAGAAAAATAAAAACAGTTATGAAGAAGTTCTTAAATCAGAAGTTGCAAAGCTGAAAGAAGAAAATAGACATTTGAATGATGAGAATAAAGAACTGAAATATATGCTGAATGATATGCACAGTGTTGTGGATGCTGCAAATGATGACTTTTTCAATGAAATGTCAAGATTGTGCGGTTGTATTGAAATCGAAGGTACAAGAATCACATCGGCATATCAGGATTTAGTAGGAATCCTGTTGGCAAATGGTTATACAGTAGAGGTTACACTGCTGCATAATAATACAAGATTACAGGTTGTTATCAAAGAAAGTGAGGATGAAGTCAATGAGTAGTGCAAAGAAACACAAACAGAGAAGTCACAGAAGTTACAGAAACAATGTTGCAACCGCTGAACATTTTCAGAACAAACAGATTTTGAAGGTGTCGCAGCAGAAGGTAATGAAAGAGAAAAGCAATCTTTTCACTAAGTTAATGGGCTTATTCAAGAAAGGGGAAAAATAATCATGGCACAGAAAGTTTTAATTATGGGTGAATCCGGTACTGGTAAAAGTACAAGCCTTAGAAATTGTGACCCGGCAACAACAGCGGTTGTCAATCCGGTAGGTAAACCGTTACCGTTTAAGAACCACTTTGAAATGCTGAACAATGAAACCGATGCAAGAAAAATTGTGAAGTACATGAAAGAACAGTGTGCAGCAGGTAAGAAGCTGTTGGTGGTTGATGACTTCCAGTACATTCTTGCAGTGCCGTACATGAACCGTATCAAAGAAACCGGATGGGACAAGTACAATGATTTTGGTGCAAACTATTTTGAGATCATCGACTGTTGCAAAGACCTTCCTGATGATGTTGTAGTCGTTTATATGACCCATTTAGAAACTTTGGATAACGGTCTTACAACTGTTAAGCTGATTGGTAAACTGTTGCGTGAGAAGATCACGATTGAAGGACTGTTTACCGTTGTACTTAGAACCGGAGTGAATGAAGCCAAGTATTACTTCTACACACAGAACAGTGGAAAAGATACGGTAAAATCACCGCTTGGAATGTTCACAGCATACGCTATTGACAATGATCTGAATTATGTCGTTGACAAGATCAGAAACTACTATGAACTGGGTAATTACAAGTCAGATGATGAAATGAATGCTGCTGATCAGGCGGTTGCATCTGATCTTGAAAAACCGGACAGCAAAGGCAGAAGAACAAGAGGTAAAAAAGCTGAACCTGCAACACCAACTACTGCACCGGAAGAAAAGACTGGAAGAACACGCAAGAGTAGAGCAGAAGTTCAGGCAGAAAATGAACAGAAGATTGCTGATCACATGGATGAAGTTGACAAGGCTATTGATCAGGCTTTTCCGGGACAGGAAGAAGTACCGTTTGATGAAGCAATGGATGTTGCTGATAAAGTATCGAAACCGGATTTGCAGAAACCACCAAGAAGAACACGTAAGGAAAGAAATGCTGAAAAGTCTGAAACTGTTCAGGATGGTACAACAAACACTGATTCTGAATCTGTCACACTGGATGCAGATACATACTTCTATGTTCCGGCTGATGATAACTATGTGATGAAGCACAAGGGTGACACGGTTGACCTGATTGTTGATGGGGTTGAGGTTATGAAGGTAATCACAAGAGAAGAATTTAATGCAGGAATCAAAAGACTTGCACAGGAAAACAACCCTGTACCTGCTGACGCACAGACCCCGGCTGAACCTTTAGACGGTGCTATGAACCCACCTGAACAGCACGTCAGAGGTCAAAGACGAAGAAGAACAAGATCATGATAGCATTAAATATTTTTCTTGCAGTCATGGCTGCATTCTTTGGATTCGGTTCAGTGGGTGACAGGATTCAGAAAAATAGGGATAATTACACAAGGGTTTGTATTGCTTGTATCATAGCAATTATAATCATAAATTTATTTTAAGAAAGGTTAAAAAGGTGAAAAATTATGGCAGTAGATTTTAGTGCATTTGATGAACAGGTTGATTTGAATGAATTACAGAAAGAGGTTCAGGAAGCAGACGATTCACAGTTTGATGATGTACCTGATGGAACTTATGAGGTAAGTTTTGACAAAATGGAGATCAAGCAGACTAAGGCAAAAGACAAGCTGATGTTTTCCGTACAGTGCAGCATCTTGGACGGAGATCAGAAGGGAAGAAAGATTTTCTTCAATCGTACAATTTCCGGCAACACTTCACCTAAGTGGACTAACGGCATGGCAATCAAATCTGTCTGCACATGGCTTGATAAACTGGAAACAGACACAGTACCGGAATTTGTCAATTACAGTGATTTTGCTGATTGCGTTCTTGATATTTTTCAGGAAGTACAGGGTAAGATTGGTGCAGAAGTTACTTATAAGGCTAACAACTTCAATCCAATTACAATCAATGAAGCATTCGATATGTAAAAATTTTTAATTAAAAAGTAGATAAAATATCTACTTTGCAGTAAGATAACAGTTAAGGCGGTGTGTAAAAACGCACACCGCTTTTTCAAAAAGTGGGTGATTTAGTAAATGATATTCTACGATTTTGAGGTTTTTGAAAAGGATTGGCTTGCTGTATTCATTGATGTGACGAAGAAGAAAGAACACGTGATAATCAATAGCCCTGATAAGCTAAAAGCCTTATATGAAGCAAATAGAAAAGATATATGGGTAGGATTTAACAACCGTCACTACGATCAGTACATCATGAAAGGTATTCTGCTTGGTATGAATCCTAAAAAGATCAATGACTGGATTATCGTTGACAATAAAGAAGGTTGGCAATATTCAAGAGCGTTCAATAAATTACCCATGATCAACTATGATGTAATGCCAAGCAACGATGAAACCATGAAAACGGTCGGATTGAAAACAATGGAAGGTTTTCTTGGCTCAAACATTAAAGAAACAGATGTTGATTTCCGTATCAAAAGGAAACTGACACAGGAAGAAATAGAACAGACGGTTAAATACTGTAGGCATGACGTAGAACAGACAATCAAGGTATTTCTTGAAAAGGTTAGTGAGTTCAATGCAGTTCATGGAATTATACAAGCATTCCCAAAAGAAACTTCACTGTATGACATTGGAGATAGTGAAGCCCGGATAACAGCAAAGGTTCTTGGGTGTTCAAAAACTCATTTTGGTGATGAATTTGATTTCTTCTTTCTGCCATGCCTGAAATTGAAAAAATATAAATATGTTCAGGAATGGTTTGCAGAGAAAAGAAAAGAAGCCCTTGAAATGGGGTTACAGGATTTTGACAAGAAAGATAAAAAGACTTGGTATAAGTCACAGAACTTTGAAACGATTGTTGCAGGAATACCGCACACATTTGGTTTTGGCGGTCTGCATGGTGCATCTGATAAGCCGATACATCGGAAAGGTCAGATTCTTCATGTAGACGTAAATAATTACTATCCGTCAATGCTGATTGCGTGGGGACTTGTAACAAGGGCAGCAACCAATAACAACTTCAAACTGGTGTATGACACAAGAAAAGCTATGAAAAAGAAACAGGTTGCAGCAGCTAAAGCCGGAAGAAAGGCAGAAGCAAAGCAATGGAAAAAAGCACAGTTGCCATATAAGAAGATGCTGAATGCACTTTCAGGGGCAATGAAAGATGAAACCAATGCTGCATACGATCCACGTAACAACAACTGTATGTGTATCAACGGTCAGTTGATGTTGCTTGATCTGATTGAGCATTTGGAAGTTGTGCCGGGACTTGAACTGATTCAGTCAAATACTGATGGTTTGATCATTTGGATTCCTGACACTGATGAAGCCTTTGAAATGGTTGATGATATTTGTTGGGAGTGGGAACAGCGTTGTTCAACTGAACAGTGTTCGATCTTGCTTGAACTTGACAATATATCAGAAATCTATCAAAAGGACGTAAATAATTACCTTTGGATTGGTGTTGATGGTGGTGTTGAAAGAATCGGTGCTTATGTCAAAGAACTTTCAGCTATTGACAATGACTTACCAATATTGAATAAAGCACTGGTTGACTACATGGTGAAAAAGATACCTGTTGAACAGACTATCAATCAATGTGATGACTTGATCATGTTCCAAAAAATAGTGAAGCTGTCGAACAATTACAACTGGGTAGAGCATGAACAGGGAACTGGTCAGATCATTAAGACATCAAAACACCGGGACGGTACGAGAACAGAAGTGTGGTCATATCCTACCACACAGAAATATACCTATAAATCTTATCGTGTGTTTGCTTCCAACCGTATTACAGACGGTAGGTTGCTAAGACGTAAGGTTGTAAAAGCAAAGGGTGAAAAATTCGGAAACACACCTGATCACAGTTTCATTTATAACGATTCTGTAATTGGGGTTAAAGTACCACCTGAATTAGATAGGCAGTGGTACATAGATTTAGCAAGAAAAAGACTGAAACAATTTGGTATTGTAGCATAATACCGGAAAGGTGGGAACATGACAGACATTACAATTAAATATGATCATGGTCAGATGCTTATTCACTTAGATAGGTTTTTATCTGATGGAAAAATTACAAAGGTTAGAAAACTGTTGAAGCTGATCAGACAGAGTTACACACCGGAGTGTGAAGAACAGATAAAAGAATACATACAGCAGTGTGGTGTAACGGATAAAGACAAATTCCATAACAGTCAGGTAGCACTTGCAGGTAAGATTACAAACATTGAAAGTAATATTTACATTTTAGAAAATCGCTTAAAAGCTGCAACGTTTAACCGTAATATGCTTAAGAAATCCACCCCTATTCATAAAAATGAAGAATGGGAAAAGTGGAATGAACAGGTTAAGGACTGTCGGAAATCATTGAGAGAATCAAAGATACTTCTTACAGTAGTGAATCAAGAATATAAGCAGAATATTAAGAACAGGGTATTTTACCAAAAGGTGATGCAAGAATTTAGTTAAAGGATGGTGAAACAGGATGTTGTACAAAGGGTACATAAAGACAAAAGGCAAGAAAGCAATCGAAGCATTCAAAGGCCGGACAAAATACCGCACTTATGACGAAGTGAAGAATCTTGAAGGGTTCGGTGGTGTTCTTGCTGATGATACCATCCTGATAGATATTGACGATGCTGAACAGTCTGAAATTTTAATGAACATTGTGGAAGAATATCAGCTTGATTGCCGGGTGTATTGTACAAGCCGGGGCAGACATTTTTTATTTAAGAATCATAGTATTACAAGGAACAGGACACATGTACCTCTTGCGGTTGGTCTGACAGCAGATATAAAACTTGGTACACGTTCATCATATGAAGTAATCAAGATTGACGGTGAAGAACGCTTTATTGAGTGGGACATTGAAGAAGGTGGAGCATATCAGGAAGTTCCAAAGTGGTTGTTCCCGGTTCGTACAGCGGTTGACTTTCTTGATATGGATGCAGGTGACGGACGCAATCAGGCATTATTCAATTATATCCTGACACTTACATCAAATGATTTTAGTGTTGATGATACAAGAGAATGTATCAGGATTCTGAACAGATTTGTTCTGAAAGAGCCGTTATCTGATGATGAACTGGAAGTGATTCTTAGGGATGAAGCATTTCAAAAACCTGTATTCTTTTGTGATAAGACATTCCTGTTTGACCGTTTTGCAACATGGCTTAAGAACAATGAAAATGTGGTCAGTATAAGTAATCAGTTACATATCTATCAAGATGGGATTTATCAGGTTGGGTACAAGGCTATTGAAACAGCTATGATCAATCAGATACCTAACCTGAAAAAGACACAGCGAAGAGAAGTATTAGAGTATATGGAACTTATAGCTGATGAAAAAGCACAGGCAGATGCACGTTATATAGCATTCAGGAATGGTGTGTTGGATATTGTGACCGGACAGATGCAACCATTCAGCCCTGATTTGGTTATTACCAATCAAATACCTTGGGACTATAACCCGGAAGCCTACAGTGAACTTGCTGATGATACACTGAACAAATTAGCTTGCGGTGATCAACCGATCAGGGCATTACTGGAAGAATGCATTGGATATTGCTTTTACCGCAGGAATGAACTTGGTAAGGCATTCATCCTGACAGGTGACAAGTCCAATGGTAAGAGTACATTCCTTGATTGTGTCAAAGCAATTCTTGGTGATGGGAATATATCAGCACTTGACCTTAAGGAATTAGGGGACAGGTTCAGCACATCAATGATGTTCGGAAAACTGGCAAATATCGGTGATGATATTGGTGATGACTTCCTGCAAGGTTCACAGGTAGCAACATTCAAGAAAGTAGTTACAGGTAACAGAATCAAAGCAGAAAGAAAAGGGCAAGACCCTTTTGAGTTTAACCCTTATGTGAAGCTGCTATTTTCAGCGAATGATATACCAAGAATGAAAGATAAGACAGGGGCAGTTCTTAGACGTTTGGTAATTATTCCATTCAACGCAAGATTTACAAAGTATTTACCAAGTGGTGAGATTGACCCGGATTACAACCCTTATATCAAGTATCAGTTGGTTGAACAAAGTTCAGTTGAATATCTGATCAGGGTAGGTGTAGAAGGACTGAAAAGAATCATTGAAAACAATGAGTTCACAAAGTCTGAAAAAGTGGCTGAACAGATTGATGAATATGAAAATGAAAACAACCCAATCAAGGCATTTATTGATGATTGCGGTGTTGAAATGATTGAGGATGAACCGACAGGTGATGTATACAGCAGGTATCAGGTGTTTTGTGCTGATTGTGGTATGCAACCAATGTCAAACATCGTGTTCAGTAAGCAGATCAATAAGCGGTTGGGATTTGAAACAGTAGTGACTAAGGTAGGCGGTAAGTCTATCAGGATATTCAGAAAGGTGTGACGGTATGGAAAAGTTAGTATTAACAGGTACGGTTTGTTTTTGCGTTGGTCTTACGGTTGGGTTAATCCTTGGTGCTGTAGTAATGGCATTAGCTGTTGCAGCAAAAAAGTACAAACCAAAGACGGAAGAAATTGATGATTGTTGGGGTTGTTTTGGTGCTGCAATGGGTGATTGCGATCACTGCCCGGTGAATGGTGGTGATGATGAATGAGTGCATTGTGGTTTGGATTCATACTTTATTGTGGTTTTCATGGTGCTGAAATAACAGACCTGAATATGCTTATGATAGCAGTATTTTATATTGGTGACTGCATACTGATGAAAACAGTCAGAAAGGAAAATGATAATGAAAAATGATTTAAAAGTAGGGGATTTTATTCAGTGCTACAGTATGAAAGACTTGGTTGACCGTCACACTGAACTGACAAAACTTGGGTATAAACTTAGTCTTTGCTATGAAAAAGACAGTAAAAAGGGCTATTTCTTGCAAGTATTTGATGTACCAAAGAAAAGTTCATTGCCTTTAAATTTTGCTGAACACATAATGAACAGATTCATGGAAAGGATATAAAACGCTTATGACATATAGAAACAGTGAAGGATATGTTGACCCAACAGCAGGTGCAGCAATGGCAACAGTTAAAAGGGAAGAAAATGCAGAACTAAATGACCGTAACCACAGACTGATTCAAGTGATCAGGAACATTGTTGACATTGCCGGGTTTGAAATTGTTGGAAGGGTGACATTGAAACATAAAAAATCAGGTAAGGTGTTTCATTAGTTCGATACACCAATTAGTGCTGTTGTGGTAGTGGTTACGGTAAAGTTACAGTTGGTTACGGTTAAGGGTTACGGTTGAAACCCTTGTAAATACTGGCGGTTACGGTTGTCTACGGTTAAAAGTACATTCTTTAATAATTAGTATTTTATGATAGTATAGAACTTAGTAAAAATAAGAATATATAGAGAATAGAGTTTTAACCGTAACCGTAGAAACCGTAACTTCCTTGATTTATAAGGGATTGAAGCACTTTTTAGGCTATTTTTAACCGTAACCGAAGTGTAACCAACCGTAGAAAGTGAGGTAAAAATATGAGTGATCAGAAGAAATTAAGTGCAAGGGAATATCTGAAACAGCTTGAAGTGTTAGATATGCAGATAAATGATGATATTGCCACGCTGTCAGATATGAAAATGAATGTATGCAGTGCAGGCGGTATTGATTACAGCCGGGACAAAGTGCAGACTTCACCTGTAGGTGATAAGTTATGTAAGGATGTAGTGAGGTATACCATGTTTGACCAACACATCAATGAAGAAATAGATCAGTTTGTTGATGCAAAGAAGCAGATCATTAAGGAAATCCGGGGATTGCGTGACAAGAATATGATTCAGATTCTCACAAAAGTGTATGTGCAGTTTAAAACAGTCAAGGTTGCTTCACAGGAAATGAGAAAATCTTATTCATATACTGTAGAACTGCATAATAAGGCACTTTCAGCGTTTGAAGATACCTATAAAAACCTTACATATCTGACATAAAACCAATCATTTCATATTTGACAAATACAAGCAGACCTTTTATAGTGTATGCTGTACAAAAATTTTTGCAGGTAATAAATTACCTGCAATTTTTTATGCAAAATTATATTGCTTATTGTCTTATGTGCTGCAAGGGTGCTAAAACCTCCTACCTTGCAGCACTTTTTGTTATAAAAATAATAGAAAGGCGGTGTTGTTATGGCAAAAAAAGGCAAATTAACTGAAAAGCAGCAACGTTTTGTTGATGAATACCTGATTGACCTGAATGCAACACAGGCAGCTATTAGGGCAGGTTATTCAGTAAAAACAGCGGATGCAATCGGATGTGAAAACTTGACAAAACCTAATATTCAACAGGCTATTGCTGAACACATGGCAGAACGGTCACGAAGAACCGGAGTGAATCAGGATAGGGTTGTCTTAGAACTTGCCAAGATTGCATTTGTCAGAATGACAGACGTTGTTGACAGTAACGGAAGAATCAAACAAGATGCATCTGCTGATGATCTGTCTTGTATTGAATCAATCAAATATAAGGAATCTGATAATGAGTTTGGTGGAAGTGTTGAGAGAGAAGTCAAGATTGCTTCCAAGATGAAAGCCCTTGAACTGCTTGGTAAACATTTAGGTATGTGGAATGATAAGTTAGATGTGAATGTGACAGCCCCTATTGTTATTTCAGGAGCAGACGCACTTGAGGACTAAATACAGGCAGCCGTCAAGTCAATATGTATTTGGTTATCAGAAGTTCATTCTGATGCCGGAAGATTACAAGGCTACAAAGTCCGGTAAGGTTAATGTGAAATTACCGGAAGTAGTCGGTAAGGGTTACGGTACATTTTGGCGGTGGAAAGGTAGATACCGGGCAGTCAAAGGTTCACGTGCATCTAAGAAGTCAAAGACTACAGCATTATGGTACATCACCAATATGATGAAGTACCCTGATGCGAATACCTTAGTTGTCAGAAAAACTTACAGAACACTAAAGGATTCCTGTTTTACTGAACTGAAATGGGCTATACATCGACTTGGTGTTGATGCTTTTTGGGATATAAAAGAATCACCACTTGAAATGACGTATAAGCCAACAGGTCAAAAGATTTATTTCAGAGGACTGGATGACCCACTGAAAGTAACATCAATCACCGTTGATCAGGGTGTATTGTGTTGGATGTGGATTGAAGAAGCCTATGAGATCAGCAGTGAAGATGATTTCAATATGCTTGATGAATCTATTCGTGGTGCAATCCCGGAAGGTTCAGACCTGTTCAAGCAGATTACCGTTACTTTCAACCCTTGGAATGAACACCATTGGTTGAAGAAACGGTTTTTTGATAACCCTGATGATGAAACCCTTGCACTTACAACCAATTACAAGTGCAATGAATGGTTAGATAAAGCCGATCTTAAGGTTTTTGAAACCATGCGGAAGCAGAACCCAAGACGTTATGCGGTTGCAGGACTTGGGGATTGGGGTATTGTTGATGGTCTTGTATATGAAAACTGGCATGAAGAAGCCTTTACGCTAGAACAGATCAGACAGCAATACAAGATTGATTCAGCGTTTGGTTTGGACTTTGGCTATACAAATGACCCATCTGCATTATTTTGTGGATTCATTGACACGAAGAACAAAAAGATATTCGTGTATGATGAAATGTATGCAGCAGGTCTTTCCAATGAGCGAATATATCAGAATATCACTGATATGGGCTATGCAAAGGAAAGAATCACAGCAGATTCAGCAGAACCAAAGTCTATTGATCAGTTAAAGGGTTATGGTCTTAAAGTCAAAGGTGCTGAAAAAGGCAAGGACAGTATCAACAGCGGTATTCAGTTTATTCAGGACTTTGAAATCATCATACACCCAAGATGTGTGAATTTCTTGACGGAGATCAGCAACTATACTTGGGATAAGGACAAGTTCGGTAATAAACTGAACCGCCCTATTGATGACTTCAATCACCTTATGGATGCAATGCGATATGCATTAGAAAAATATATCAAGAAAGGCAGCGGTTGGTTATACAAATAGCTGTATGGTTAAAATCATGAAAATAAAGATTCACAATGATGTATGGAAGGTCAAACTGGTGGATGCAAATGCAAAAAAAATGAACCCTGACCCAAACAGCTATAATTTTGGGCTGACCGAATATAAGGAACTTCTGATCAGTATTATGGACGGACGTTCTGAATCAGTGACACGTTCAACACTGATTCACGAATTGGTTCATGCTTTTCTATTTTCATACGGTCATACGGTTGAGGGTGAAGAAGCAATGTGTGACTTTTTTGGTGTTCATGGGGATGAAATCATTGACCTTACAAATCAGATTATAGAAAGGTGGGGTGACAGGTGCTTACAGTCGAAGAAATAAAAATGTTCATTGATGAAGATGCTGCATCAGTGAAAAAGCATTTTGCAAGAGTAGGTGAACGCTATTTTGACGGTGATCACGACATTAAAAATTACAGAATGTTTTACTTCAATTCTGATGGTCAGCTTGTGGAAGATACAAGCCGGGCAAATGTGAGAATACCACACCCATTCTTTAAGGAACTGACAGAACAGGGTACACAGTATACCCTTTCAGGTTCAGATGGTTTTGTATTCAGTGATGTGCCTGAACTACAGAGTGAACTTGATGCAAGATTCAATAATAACGATGATTTTATTGATGAACTGTCAGAAACACTTACAGACTGTCAGACAAAAGGTTTTGCTTATATGTACGCTATGAAAGACAGCACTGACAAGCTGAAATTCACGTGTGCTGACAGTATTGGTGTTGTAGAAGTAGAAGCACGATTTGCAGAGGACGGAAAAGACCATGTAATTTATTGGTACGTTGACCGGGTTGACAAGGAAGGTCACAGAATCAAGAAAATCATGGATTGGGATGATGAACAGGTTGTTTATTATGTTCAGACAGATGAAGGGGAAATACAGCTTGACGATAAAGCCAAGGTGAATCCAAGACCACATATACTGTATCAGGTTGATGGTGATGATAATACTTATATTGATTCACTTGGTTTCTTGCCATTCTTCCGGTTGGATAATAACAAGAAACAGATCAGCAATCTGAAAGCAGTAAAAGACCTGATTGATGATTATGACCTTATGGCATCCAGTCTTTCCAATAATCTGATTGACTTTGATCACCCATTATATGCGGTCAAAGGTTTTGAAGGTGATAACCTTGATGAATTGCAGCAGAATCTTAAGACAAAAAAGATAGTTGGTGTCGGTTCAGATGGTGGTATTGAAGTACATACAGTAGATGTACCATATGAAGCCCGGAAGGTTAAGTTGGAACTGGATGAAAAGAACATATACCGTTTTGGTATGGGGTTGAACTTATCAGGTCTGAAAGATACATCAGCAACAACCAATATTGCAATCAAGGCAGCCTATTCACTGCTTGATCTTAGATGTAAACACCTTGAAAGGAATATCAAGCGGTTCTTGCGTAAGATCGTAGCAGTCTGCATTGATGAAATCAATCAGCAGAACGGTACAGATTATCAGATCACAGATGTTTATTTTGAGTTCACCCATGAAGTAATGAGTAATGAACAGGAAAATGAACAGAATGAACTTACAGAAGCACAGAAACAACAGGTGCAAATCAACACCCTGTTATCACTGGCACAGATTTTTGGTGATGATCTGACGATTCAGTATATTTGTGATGTACTTGATATTGACTATGAAGAGGTGAAGGACAAGTTGCCGGATAATGAAGCTGATAAGGTGCAGCAGGTGCAAGATGATCTTGATTCTATTATACCGGATGATGAAGGTGGTGGAATAGGTGAACAAGGCACAGAAGGAAGTACAACAGACACAGCTTAACGATGAAAAGAAAGTAATCAAGCTGTTAGAACTGGTATATGAACAGGCGAAAAAGGATTGTGAACAAAAAATCAGGGAACTGTCAGCAAGGACAGACCTTGAAAATCTGCAAAGCATCATATACCAAAAAGAATATCAGCAGATTATGGTTGATCAGATTGAATCAATCCTGTATGACTTGCATGAAGGACAGTTTACAACAATAGCTGATTATCTACAGCAGTCATATATCAATGGTTATGTTGGTATGTATTATGACCTGCATCTTAGCGGTATACCTTTGGTTGTGCCAATCAATCAAGATCAGGTTGTTAAGGCAGTTCGTACAGATAGTAAATTGTCAAGCGGTTTGTATACAAAACTTGGTGAAGATGTTGGTTACCTTAAGCGGTCAATTCGTGCTGAACTTTCAAGAGGGATTGCAAGCGGTTCAACATGGAATGAAATGGCATTAAGAATTGCCAAGGGTATGAACAGCCCTTTTCGTAAAGCATATAACAATGCAATACGGATTGCCCGGACAGAAGGACATAGAATACAGAATGAAGCAACCCTTGACGGTCAGCATGAAGCAAAGAAAAAGGGTGCTGACATTGTAAAACAATGGGATGCTACACTTGATAGTAGGACAAGACCGGAACACAGAGAAGCAGATGGGCAGATCATGGAACTTGATGAACCGTTTGATGTTGGCGGTGAGAAAATGCAAGCACCGGGTGTTGGCGGTTCTGCAAAGAACGTTTGTAACTGTCGGTGCTGTCTGCTGCAACGTGCAAAATGGGCTTTAGATGATGATGAACTAAAGACCTTACAAGAACGTGCAGCATTCTTTGGGTTGGATAAAACACAGTCGTTCAACGACTTCAAACAGAAATATTTGAAGTTACCTGACAATGCTGATACAATAAATGTGAAAGAATATGATGTATTGGCACATACCAAAAAGCTAAAGGGTGCAATGAGTAGTTCAGATTATGATGAATACATGAAGATTCTGACTGAACATAGTAATACATCACTTCAAAAATTGTATGCAAAGTATGCCGATCAGATCAACGGTGTAGCGTATGGGAAAAGTGGTTATTATTCACCGAGTGGTAATAATCTTGTTTTTTCATATCCACTACAAAGACACCTTGACGGTGGTAGAAGTAAATACAGTACATTAGCACATGAATATGGTCATTATTTTGATAAAAAAGCAGAATACGAAGGGCTTCATTTCAAAGAAATAGAACTTATACACAGCAAAACAAAGTGGTTAGAAAAGATGTTTGATAAGGTTGCAAGTTCTTCTGATGAATTTCTTGCAGCAGTCAGAAAGGACAGGGAACTGTTAAAAGAAACACTTACTGATGAGAGCAAGAAAGACCTTAGAGATCATGACGCAAGTGCAGGTGTACAAGACGCTATTGACGGACTTCTTGCAGAAAGGATTAGTTGGGGTCATGGTGACAAATACTATAACCGTAAATATCATTCTGCAAAGCAAATGAAAGATCATAAGGGAATACAGGCAGCATATAAAGAACTTGGTATTGATGCAAGTAATTTAGGTAAGACTGCTTTTGAGTGTAGGGTTTATGAATCTGCATCTGAAATGTGGGCTAACATCATGGGTGCAGAAGTCAATGGTGGTTCTGAATTGGACTATGTGAAGAAGTACTTGCCAAACAGCTATGAAGCATTCATTGAAATTCTGAAAGGGGTAAAATAATATGAATGAGAAATTACAGAAAGCACTTGAACGGTATAAGGAAAAATTCAATGATGATTTTCCAACTATTCCGTTTGAAAGTCAGGAAGATGAAGAAATTATTGATATTATTGATGAATGTATCGAAGAAAACAAAGACGTTTATGATCTTGGGTACTTGTCACTTGACGATATAATGTATTAAAAAGCAAAGGTACACAATTCCACACCTTTGCTTTTTTATTACCTATATGACCGTTATATGAGGTCAGAAAGGGGGATAAAAGGAACATGAAAGCGTTGCACACTCACTTGGTATTGTAGAAAGGTATGGTGATCCTGATTATCTCCCAACTATGGGTTAAATAGTATTTTAAGGCATCCGCAAGGGTGTCTTTTCTTTTGTCCGAAAAAGGCTTATGACGTTTAAACTGCTGCTGAAATGACCCCTGCAACATGGGATATAAACTGTTGACCGTTCCCGGTGACACCGGATATAAAAACATGACGGAGAAAGGAAGAAGAACATGGAATTTTTAAAAGCATTTTTTGGTGATAAGGCTATCACCTACGATGAACTGGTACAGGCAATCAATGCCTATAACGGTGATGAAAAGAACAAAGAGAAGCTGATCAAGATGGTCAACCTTACTGATGGTGGTTATGTGTCTAAGGACAAATACACCAACCTTGAAACTGATCTTTCCGGTAAGACTACAGAACTAACCAAGGCAAACAATCTGATTGAAGAACTGAAAAAGTCAGCCGGGAAAGACGAAGAAACACAGCAGAAAATCACTGCATATGAAACAGAGATTGCAGACCTTAAGAAAGAGAATGCAGAACTGAAAACAGAAAATGCATTGAAATTTGCGTTGGTTGCAGCAGGTGCAGTTGATGTTGATTATCTTGTATTCAAGGCAAAGGAAAAAGGTGAAATCAAACTTGGTGATGATGGAAAAATCAAGGGTGAAGATGATCTGATTTCAGGTCTTAAAACACAGCATCCTACCATGTTTGAAGCATCCAATGGCAATCAGCAGCAGAGTGGTAGCAGAAAAATTCTTGAAAACAACCTGCCGGGTGGGGATAAAGACAAGACAGTTACCAAAGAACAGTTCCTTAAGATGGGTTACAACGAAAGAATGAAACTCAAAGAGGAAAACCCGGAGTTATTCAAACAGTTAAATGTACACTAAGAAAGGTTAAAATGGTGAATTAAATGGCAAGAACAGGAAATTTTGGCGGTTTTGCTTTTGATGAAGAAGTATTTACCGGGATGATGCAGGAAGCCGACTATTGGACTACACCAATCATTGCTTCCGGTATCGTGCAGCAGGACAGTTCTATTATGGACTTAATCGGTGAGCATGGAAACGTGGCAACAATTCCAATTTATAAACCGATTGACGCAAATGAAAGCGGTATGGAAGCACTGAACAACGATGGTGAAACAAACAACACACCTGTTGAAATCAGCGGTGACAAACAGACTTGTATGCTTATTCAGAGAATGAAAGCATTCAAGGCTAAAGACTTCACAAAGGAATTAACTGGTGCTGACCCTATGACACTGATCAGAAATAAGATTGCAGGTTATTATGGTCAGGTTTGGGAAAAAGAACTGATGAACATTGCACAGGCAGTGTTAGCAGTTGCAGCACTTAGTGATCATGTACTTGATCTTACTAAAGGTACTAAGACAAACATTGAAGCAGGTACAATTTACGATGCAGAACAGGCAGCACTTGGCGATATGGCAGGTGGTCTTGGTCTGATGGTTATGCATTCCATGATCTTCAAAGAGTACAAGAAAATGGAAATGGTTGACTATGATAAGTATGTTGTCAACGGTGTAATTCAGAAAGAAATTACATTGCCGACTATCGCAGGTAAACACGTACTTGTAACTGATAGATTTACAGCTACAGGGGCAGGTACAGATGCGGTTTACAGCACATATCTGTTTGGTGAAGGTGCATTTTTATCTTGCGATAAGAACAACTATGAGAATCAGTATACAACCAACTATGACCCGGAAGCATCCGCAGGTATTGACAAGTTCTATACAAAGCAGGGTAAGGTGCTGCATCCGAATGGTCTTTCTTTAGCAGTTGATCAGATTGCAAAAGAATCACCGACTTATGCAGAACTTGGTAAGTCTGCAAACTACAGCCTTAAGTTCAATACAAAGAACGTTAAGATGGGTCTTATCAAGTCCAAGGTTGGTACAGCAGTTGTCTAAGAAAGGGTGATCTGATGATATTAGCAGTTGATGATGTAATGAAATTACCTGAATTTGCTGTGCAAAATGAAAAGGTGATTGAAGAAAAACTGAACGCTGCTGAACTTATGATCAGAGCATACACTAATAACAATTTTCAGAATCGGTTTGTTCGTTTTACCGCTGATAGTTTGGGTAATCGTTTGCTTAGAACATCAGATTTCTTAAAAGTGGGTGATACAGTTCAGATTTCACAGTCAATGGTGAATGATGGACTGTATACCATTACTGAAATTGGTGATGATTTCATCAGAGTTAATCAGGAGTTGTATAAAAGTACAAACCTGATCACTAAGGTTGAATATCCGGCTGATATTCGTGCAGGTGTGCTTGAACTGCTTAAGTGGGATATTAAGAACAGACCGAAAACCGGGGTCAAGTCTGAAACGCTGTCAAGATACAGTGCAACTTACTTTGATCAGGATGCTAACAATCAGGTTATGGGCTATCCTGTTGCCCTACTTGGATTCTTAAAGCCTTATATAAAGGCTAGATTCTGATTATATGAGCGTTGGCGGTAACATTCAAGCATTGTTACAGGTAAAAAAGAACGGTGCTAAAAATGCCATAGGTGAGCGTGTAAACACATGGGTTGATTGTACATCAATCTTAGGTTGGTTGGACTTATCAACAGGTGATTCAAAGCACACAACTTTTTATGCCAAGGTTCAGGAAAGTACACACATTTTCTTGTGTGACTTTACCAACCTTAAGAATTTGTCAACTGATTGGGTTTGGAATCCATTCAGTTTTCTGACAGGTGTGATCAGTAAGACGGATGAACAGGAAACCGTTAATGTGACAAGTGACAATGCAAGAATGGTTGTAAATGGTGAAGTGTATGAAATCCTTCTGATTGATGACCCTATGAATATGCATGATCATTTAGAAATCTATTTAAGATTTATAGGGGGTCAGTAGTATGTCAGTTGAGTTTACAGATAACACAGCAAAAATTAAAGCTGCATTATCGGAAGGGGTTATTGGATTCCTTCACGAAGCAGGTGGTGAAATACAGGCACAGACCCAAAGGAACAGCCGGGTTGATACCGGACAAACAAAGGGGTCTTACAAATATATGGTTGATGAAGGAAAAGATGAATCAACTGTTGCTGTAGGTTCAGACCTTGAAAATGCGATTTGGGAAGAATTTGGTACTGGTGAATATGCACTGCATGGTGATGGAAGAAAAGGCGGTTGGGTTTATAAGAGTAAGAAAGACGGTAAATTTTACCATACTTACGGAAAAACACCACGACAACCACTCACGAAAGCATTTCAGAGTGTAGCCCCAAAGATAAAGAAACAGCTTGTAAATGTCATTAAACAGAATTTAGGGGGTTAATTATGGTTGATATGCTTGGTTTTATTTCTGATCAGCTTGATCAACTTGGTATTCCCTATGAATTTGGTGAATGGACAGGTGAAATTAGCTATCCTTACTTTGTCGGTTCGTTCAATGAAACTGAACACAGATTAGAGGACGGATATACAGGCGGTGTGTTTACACTTGACGGTTGGTCAAGGGGGTCAAAATTACCGCTTGCAGAAATAAATGACAAATTAAAAAAAGTATTTGAAGATTTAAGGGCAGTTCAGGAAGGAACTGCTTTTTTTATTACCTATTGGAACGGTTTAATGATTCCAACAGGTGAAGAAGACCTTTTTAGAATTACGATAACACTTAACACAAATGAGTGGAAAGGAGCATAAAAGAATGGGCTTAAAAAAGCATGGTATTACATCTGAAACTATCAAGAATATGATCTTGGGTGCAGGTGTCATTTACAAAAATCTTAAGTATGAGAAACCAAGCAATGGTTGGACTGGTACACCACTTGGTGCAACTTCCGGGGGTCTTAAGTTCAACTATGAGGCACAGTGGCTTGATGTTGAGGTGGACGGTGCAACGGTGCTGATCAAAGGTGTCAGTAAACAGAAGGTTGGTGAATCTGCCACACTTGAAGGTCAGATGACAGAACTTACAGAAGATATTCTTGTAAGTGCATTACACCTTGTAAAATCCACTTCCGAAGATACAACCTATGTCAAATATGTATCTAAGGAAAACATCACAGAAGCAGATTATCTTGAAAATGTTGCATATGTTGGAACACTTTCAAGCGGTAAAAATGTAATTATTATTTTACCGAACGCACTCTGCACAGAAGCGTTTGAACTGGAAACAAAGAACGCTGAACAGACAACATTTGCTGTCAAGTTTGAGTGTACAGCTGATCTTGAAAACGACAGCTTAAACAAGTTGGATATTGCTATTTACTATCCAAACGCTGTTGTGTAGGGGGGTGTGAATTATGCGAATTGTAGTAGTAAGAGAATATACAGACAAGTACACAGGTGAAGGTCATGTGATCGGTGAAAAACTGGATATGACAGAAGAGAGATTTGCAGAAATTCAGGACAAAGGAATGTTTGTGGTTGATATTTCTGATGAAGTAGTGCAGCAGGAAACACCTGCTGTATCTGCTGAACAGGTAGAAGATCAGGAACAGGAAACAGCAAGTGAACAGACTGAACCTGTTGAACATGAAGAAACATCTGCACCAAAACAGGATAAACCTGCAAAAGGTGGTAGAAGAAACAGATCGAAAAAAGAAAGTGAGGATAAATAATCATGGCAGATTTCAGATTTAAGGATTTAACAGTTGATAACGCATTTGACTTTTGTGAGGTTCTTGCAGTTATCGGAGTAGAACAGGTCATTGGTGCATTTGACAAAGACGAGATTCAGCAGTTGCAGGAATCCGGTACAGATATGAAAGAAGTTGGTATTGTCATTGCTATGAAGGTGTGTGGCATTCTGATCAAGAACATTTCAAAGGCAAGAAATGAAATCTGTAAGTTTTTTGCTAACTGTATGGAGTGGGACAACGGTACAGCGGTTACTGCTGATGATGTGAAGAAATTCAAGCTGAAACAGTTTGTTGTCATGGTGAAAGATTTTGCTAAGAAAGATGATCTTATGGATTTTTTCGAGGGTGTTGCCGAATTAGTGGGTACGGAACAGAACGATTCGATGAATGCTGCAACCGTAGATATGGTAACCCCTACAGCTATTTAGATAAAGCAATCAGCCGGGGGAAATTAGACGCTACTGTTAGAACAGTCCTGAAACAGGACAATGAAGATAAACAGTGGGACTTATACTGTGCAATCACAGCAAACCCACTTGCTGATGATGTTGGAAATTTTGAAGAATTTAAACAGCGGTTTATGAGTACAGCACCGAAAGTTGAAAAGACTGAACAAACTGAACAGACAATGAACAATGCACAGATTAAGTTACAGGTGGAAAAGGCAAATAAAATTCTGAATGGATTCGTGCCACCGTTGAAAGGGGGTGGCTAATCGTTGGATATTTTTTCGTTGGTCGGAAAAATAACGATCAATTACGCTGATGCGGTGAACAACATTGAAAAGGTTTCAAAGTCTGCAAAGGACACAGCTGAAACACTGGAAGATGTTGATAAAAAGGCAGATGGTGCAGGTGATTCAGTAGAAGATGCCGGACAAGCTGCCAAGAATGCAGACAGTGGATTTACGACATGGAAAGCCACGCTTGCGAATTTAGCATCTACAGCAATCACAAAAGTAATTTCAGGATGTACACAGTTAGCTGAAAAAATGGCAGATGTGACAAAATCAGCGGTTGGTCACTATGCTGAATATGAACAGTTGGTTGGTGGTGTTGAAACACTATTCAAAGACAGTTCCGGTAAACTGATTGACTATGCTGAAAAGGCATATAAGACAGCCGGGATGAGTTCAAATCAGTACATGAATACAGCAACGTCATTTGCTGCTTCACTGATTCAGGGTCTTGGCGGTGATACTGCAAAAGCGGTTGAACTGACCAACCTTGCTATCACAGATATGTCAGATAACGCTAACAAGATGGGTACTGACATAGGTTCTATACAGGACGCTTATCAGGGTTTTGCAAAGCAAAATTACACGATGTTGGATAACCTGAAACTTGGTTATGGTGGTACACAGTCTGAAATGATCAGATTGATAAATGATTCAGGTGTACTTGGTGAAAAGATTGAAAGTTTGGATAACGTAACGTTTGACCAAATGATTGAAGCTATTCACAAGATTCAGGATAACTTAGGTATAACCGGAACAACAGCACTTGAAGCAGGTACTACAATATCAGGTTCATGGAGTTCAGTACAGGCATTGTTTGAAAATATCCTTACAAAAGTAGGTTCAAAACTTGCACCTACTGTTATGGGATTTTTACAGCAGTTGTCAGACTGGATGGAAACAATAGACTGGGATGCGTTTGCAACGTCTGTCGGTGATGCCCTACAAAGGGTATTTGACTGGATTCAAAAAATTGATTTTACAACATTCTTTGAAAAAGGAATGGACGGTGTTGAAAACTTCCTTGAAAAACTAGGTGGTCTTATTGAAGATGTGCCTAAGATTATTCAAACGTTCAAGGATTGGTCACCACTTATAGCCGGAGTTGCTGCCGGGTTCGTAACCTTAAAGGTTGCAATGGCAATATCATCATTGATTAGTGCCATAACAACAGCATGGACAGCATACAAAACAGCAAACGAAGGTGCTACTATTGCACAGTGGCTTTTCAATGCTGCATTAAATGCTAACCCTATAGTTCTTATAGTCACGCTTGTGGCAGGGCTTGTGGTTGCACTGATCACACTATGGAATACCAATGATGGATTCAGAGAAGCAGTCACAAATGCTTGGGAAAAAATAAAGGAAGTCTTTGGTACGGTTATTGACGCTATCAAAGGCTTTTTTAGTGGATTGGTGGAGAAAGTACAGACTGCATGGGAATCTGTAAAAGAAGCAGTAAGTACCGCCATTGAAGCAATCAAAGGATTCTTCACAGGTTTAGTTGATTCAATCAAACAGGCCTGGGAGAACATCAAAACGGCAATATCTGAAAAAATAGATGCCATAAAAGAAACAGTAACCAATGTGTTTACTGCAATAGCTGATACTGTAAGTGCAGTGTGGGAAACAATCAAGAATGCGGTACAGGTTGCCATCATGTTTATTGGTGAAATCATCAGTGCTGCATTTCAGATCATCACAATGCCTTGGATGTTTATATGGGAAAACTGCAAGGAATATATCATTGCAGCTTGGGAGTTTATCAAGAACGCTGTATCAACAGCCCTTGATGCAATCTCAACCACCATCAGCAATATTTGGAATGCTATTGTTGGATTCCTGACCCCTATATTGGACGGTATTAAAAATACATTTACAACAATATGGGAAGCAATAAAAACAGCGGTATCAACCGCAATCAACAACATTCAGACGGTTATTACAACCGTATGGAATGCCATTGTTTCATTCCTTAAGCCAATACTGGAAGGTATCAAGAATACATTTACAACTGTATGGAATGCGATAAAATCAACCATTTCTACAGTGCTGAATGCAATTCAGACTACGATTACAAATATTTGGAATGCAATCAAAACGACTGTGACCAATGTGATCAATTCGATTAAGTCAGTAATCAGCAGTGTGTTCAATGCAATTAAGTCTACTATTTCAAGTATACTGAACAGCATTAAATCAACCTTTACAAGTGTTTGGAACAGTATCAAGTCAACGGTATCTAATGTGATCAACGGTGTGAAGTCCACTATTTCAAGTGGTCTGAATGCTGCAAAATCCACAATATCAAATATACTTGGTGCAATTAAGGAAAAGTTCAGCAGCATCTTTGAAGGTGCAAAGAACATTGTAAGTAACGCTATAAACAGAATTAAAAGTTTCTTCAATTTTTCGTGGTCATTGCCACATTTGAAATTACCACACATTTCAATCAGTGGTTCTTTCAGCTTGACACCGCCAAGTGTACCGCACTTTGGTATTGACTGGTATAAGAAAGCAATGGACGATGGTATGATCATGAATCAGCCGACTATTTTCGGTTACAATGCTAAGTCAAATCAGTTCTTGGCAGGTGGTGAAGCCGGAAGTGAAACGGTTGTCGGAACACAAAGCCTTATGGATATGATCAGGGTAGCGGTTAATGAGGAAAACGCTTCATTACTGGAAAAACTTGACCGGATTCTTACAATCCTTGAAAGTTATATGCCTTTCATTCCACAGCTTGCGAACCTGAAACTGGTAACAGATACAGGAGTGCTTGCAGGTGAACTTGCCCCGGCAATGGATGAAGAACTTGGTAAGATTTTTGATAAGGAAGGGAGAAGATAAGCCTTGATTCAGGGTGTTACATTTGGAATTAAACACAGTTATGAAGATTTTGGGCTTATCCTTTCTTCAAAAGAAATCGGATTGCCTACACCTAAAACAGAATCAGTCAGTGTAATTGGTCGCAATGGTGACCTTGATCTGACTGATGCGTTGGGTGATGATGTGAAGTTTGAAAACAGGAAGTTATCATTTACTTTTTCCCTGTTAAATGGTGCAAGAGATTGGACTGCAACACTTTCCAATCTTTCCAACTATCTGCATGGTAAGAAGATGCGTATTGTTATGGACGCTGATAAAACTTTTTATTACTGGGGACGGTGTACAATCAATAAATTCAAAACAGATCGTACACTTGCCATTATCACAGTTGATTGTGATGTTGAACCGTACAAGATTGAAACAAATTCAGCAAGTGAACCGTGGCTGTGGGATATATTCAGTTTTGTCAATGGTGTTATCCATGTAAATGAAGTGAAAGTAAGCGGAAGTAAAAAAGTAAATCTGATTAATCGTGTCAAGATTGTATCACCGACATTTACCTGTTCAACAGCTATGAAGGTGACACACGAAGGTAATACTTATAGTTTACCTGCCGGGGAAACAACAGTTTATGACATTCGTTTACAGGAAGGTGATAATTATGTGACATTTACCGGAAACGGTACAGTCAAGATCAGTTACAGAGGGGGTTCATTGTAATGTACAGAGTATTATGTGATGGACTGCCTATTTATGATTTACGTGATGAAAACCTTGTTTTGATTGACCCTAAACTTGATTTAGAGGTCAACAAAGCAGGGGCTTTTAGTTTTAAGATGCCACCACAGCACCCACAATATGAATTACCACAAAAAATGCTGTCATGCATTCAGGTATTTCAGGATGAAGAAGAAGTGTTTAATGGCAGAATTACAGAATGCAAAATTGATTTTTATAACCGTAAACATTTTACTTGTGAGGGTCAGCTTGCATATCTGAATGACAGTATACAAAGACCTGCTGAATATCATGATATGACAGTCAGGGGTTATTTAGAATCATTGATTACATCACACAATGAGCAGGTAAAAAAAGATAGACAGTTCAAGGTTGGTATTGTCACGGTAACAGATAATAATGATTCATTGTACAGGTACACGAATTACAACAGTACCATGAAAGAAATCAAGGAAGATTTGGTTGACGATCTTGGTGGTTATTTACGTGTAAGGAATGTCAATGGAACAGCTTATTTGGACTATATAAGTGATTATGACAATGTAAGTACACAAAGTATTGAGTTTGGTGAAAATCTACTTGATTTCAGCAGAAATACAGATGTGTCAGATATTGCAACGGTATTTATTCCACTTGGTGCAAAATTGGAAGAAAGTCCAATAGCTGCACTTGAACAGCGGTTGACTATTGAAAGTGTAAATAATGGGTCTGATTCACTTGTAAATTTGGACGCTGTAAAGAAATTTGGTTATATTACCAAAACTATTACTTGGGATGAAGTTACAACACCAAAAATGTTGTTATATAAAGCAAATAAGTACATTGCTGATTATCAGTGGGATAGTATGACACTGGAAGTAAACGCTGTTGATATGCACTGGACTGATGCAGATATAGAACAGTTTAAACTTGGTGATAAGATCAAGGCACATTCTTCACTGCATGGACTTGATCGGTATTTCCCATTGTCGAAAATGTCAATACAGCTTAACAATCTATCAAGTAGTAAATTCACACTCGGTACAGTAGTTAATACAAAACTTACTGCAAAATCACAGACTATTTCAAATACTGCATCAAAGGCAGTTGAAACAATACCTGTACCGTCTGCTATAGTAAAACAGGCGGTTGATCAGGCAACAGCACTGATTACAGCAGCAACACATGGTCATGTGGTAACCACAGCCAACGAACAGTTAATCATGGACACTAACGATGTAAACACAGCCCGGAAGGTGTGGCGGTGGAATCTGAACGGTCTTGGTTATTCGTCAACCGGGTACAATGGAACGTATAAGACCGCTATCACAATGGATGGTCAGATTGTTGGTGAAAGATTGGTTGGTGGCTCTGTATCTGCTGAAAAACTTGATATTACTTACAGAAATCAGGTTATAAAAGAAATAGCAGATGCAGAAGAATCAGCAAGATCAGATGCAGAAGATTACACTGACGGTGAGTTGAAAAAGTACTATACAAAAAGTGAAGTTGAAACAAGTATTAAAAATACCAAAGATTCTATTTTACTGTCAGCAAAAGAAACCGCAGAACAGTATGTTGACGGTAAACTGAAAAACTATTCAACGTCAGCACAGATCAAGGTAAAGACAGATTCGATTGAATCAGAAGTTAAGAAAAAACTGAACAGTTCAGACCTGTCAACCAAGATTCAGCAAAATTCTTATGCAGTTAAAATTGCATGGAATAGTATCAGTAAATATATTCAATTTGAATATGGTGAAATGCGTATTTATGAAAGTACGACACAAAACAGTAACACACTGTTAATGTCAATGACCTCAACAGGTGCATGGTACTACTATAAAGGTGCAACCATCGGTAAAATCGGTACTAACGGTTGGTCAGGTGATTCAACTTTCAGAGGTCTGATGTTCGACTTACAGAACGGTGCTGACTATATGGGATGGGGTTATCAGGATTCACCCGGAAGTAACTATTATGTAAAACTCATATATTACGCAAATAACCGAAAAGAAAAACAAGGCTTACACGTAGGTGCAAACACTTATGTGTGGGGGTATTTGAGGTTTAATGAAAGTGCAGGATTCTATAATTATTCTGATAAAAGTATAAAACTGTGGTCTGATAAAGATGTAAGCATTGGTAGTTCATCATCAACTTGTTGTACATTTACAGGTACATCTTTTCAGATTTACAACAACAGAAGTATTGATTTCTACAGTCCACTAAACTTACATGGTTGGGGCTACACCAATAATTCAGATGTTCGATTGAAAACTAATATCAAGGACACAGCAATCAGAGGTTTGGAAGTGGTGAACGCTATTGACCTTAAGGAATTTGACTGGATTCAGTCCGGTGAACATCAGGCTATAGGAATCATTGCACAGCAGATTCAAAGTTTTGCACCTGAACTTATTTCAGAAGATGCATCTGACGGACACTTGAAACTTAACACAGATAAACTTGTATACTACTGTATTAAAGCTATACAGGAATTATGTGAAAAAGAGGGAATGCGATACAGCAAACCTATTTATAAAGACCCTTACACTTATTTAGAAAAAAAGACGTTCATTGCAAAGATGCCAAGTCAAAAATATTTGGAATCTGAACCTTATGAGCGTGAACCTATTATTTTACCGAAAAGAAGGGAGTAATTACCATGAATGAAAATAATATGCCTTTGTCACTTATGATGGAGAACGCAAAAGGTGCAATGACGGATGCATTTAATCAGATTGTTGAGCAGTCAAACCTTCCGGCTTATTTGTTGGAAGGTATCGTTGCTGATCTTCTGTCTGAAATCCGAAAACAGAAAAACCTTGAATTGGTTTCTGATATGAACAGAATGAAACAGACTGAACACAGTGAACAGGAAGAAAAGAAAGAAGGTGCTGAATAATGGCAAACATACAGCCTTATATTGATCAGATTTTAAATGCAGTGTATGGTGAAGAGGTAAGATCGTCTATTGTCAATGCACTTGAAAAAGTAAATGATGATAATAACTCTTACGCTGATCTGAAAAAAGAAGTAATTGCTGCAAAGGATGCGGTTGATAAAGATGTTGATGCAGTACAGCAGAAACTTAATGCTGCAAGTACTGCATTAACTAATTTGCAAAATGCTACAAGTGCAGCTAATACAGCGAAAACCAATTTGCGGGACGCTACAAGTACAGCCAATACAGCAAAGGCAAATCTGACCAATGCAACAAGTACAGCGAATACCGCAAAAAGTAATGTTGAAGCAGCAACTAATGCTGCAAAAACAGCAATCAGCAATGCCAATGCAGCAAAAACAAATCTTGAAAAAGTAATTACAAGTGCAACAACCACGCAGAGTAATTTACAGGGTGTAATTGATAATGCAAATCAGATTAAGGGTCAGTTGGATAGTTCCAACGCTACAGCGGTAACATCAAAGAAAAATCTTGATTCTGCAATTTCTGATGCAAGTGTAGCAAAAAGTCAGCTTCAGGAAGTAATTAACAGTGCAAGTTCAGTTAAAACTTCATTGTCTAATGTTATAAGTGCAGCCAATACCGCAAAATCAAATCTTGATGCATCTGTTGCTACAGCTAACAATGTATTGCAGTCATTGAGTGCTGAAAACGCAAGTGCAGCAAGTAACATTGATGAATTGAAAAGTGAAAACTTCAACAGTCAAGAAATTCTTTCAGGTGTGGCAGATATTCGTGCATACTTAGGTATCACTGCTGATGATATTGTTGGTGTTCAGGTCGATTACAAAAATAAAACATTCAAAAGACTTGCCGGAGCAGCAAACCTTTCAAAGGGTTCTGATTTTGACAAGTTCACAATGTTTGGTGGTCGTAAACGTTGTAATGTTGCTGATGATGGTTCTATCGTGGCATGGTATGGTGATGCAGATTATAAAGAAGATGGTTCAATGGGTCAGGTTATGGTATATCAGCCAAAGTTCTATTATTTGGTGTGTCCTGTAGAGTATGACCCTATTGATACAGGTATTGGTTACCATTTAAGAAAGGCAAACTATTATGTGTCAGAAAAGCCACGTGCAGGTTTCAGACTTCACCCGGCATTCTATGATGCATCAGGAAATGAAATTGATTACTTCCTGACAAGTGCTTATGAAGGTAGTATTTACGATGCATCAGCAAGTGCATATCTGTTGAATGATGAACAGGTTATGAACACTGGTGAAGATAAGTTTTCATCAATTGCAGGTGCAAGACCTGCATCAGGTTCTTCACAGAACCTTACAAGACCGAATATTGAAGCAATGGCACAGAACAGAGGAACAAACTGGCATGGTGATCTGATTAAACAGGTATCTGCTGAACAGATGCTTATGATCATTGAAATGGGTATGATGAACTTACAGACAGCCATTGCACAGGGTGTTGTTTCATTACCTTGGACTACTGGAAGTGACACCACAAGTTCATACGCAGCTGCAACCGGAAGTACAGCAAGCCTTGGAAACGGTACAGGTAGGGCAGAGAAAACAACCACATATGAAGGTGGTGTTGCCAAAGAATACACTGTTGACGGTAAGACTTCTGTATGTTGGAGAGGTAAAGAAAACTTTTGGGGCAACATTTGGAAATTTGTCTATGGTATCAATATTTGGGGCAATGGAAAAATGGGCGGTGGTCAGCCTTATATTTGTTCTGATTTCAGTTTTGCAGAATCAAAGAACAGTGGAAACTATGAACCTGCCGGATTCACAGTAACAAACGCAAACGGTTATATTTCAGCAATGGGGTATTCAACAGCTTGCGACTGGTTATTTATTGCGTCAGAATGCCTTGGTAACAGTTCATTACCTGTTGGTGATTACACATATATCACTGTCAACTTGAACGGTTACCGTATCGCTCTATTGGGCGGTAGTTGGGGTAGTGGCGGTGGTGCGGGCGGTTTCTATTGGTATCTGGATAGCGGTGTTGGTGGTCGTGGTCGGATTATCGGGGGTCGCTTGGTATATATTCCAACACGTGATTCTGCTACTTATACCGCTGCAATCGAAGCATGGAAGCAGAAAATGGCAGCTTAAAATGTAACTTGTAAATTTAATTCATTAGGTTGAAAGAACTTCTGATATTTTCGTTATTTACCTGTAGCGGAAACCATTAAAAAATACAATCACTCAATTAGGCAGTAATTGGAATAATGGCAGTAATGCAGGCAGTTTCTATTGGAATCTGAATAACAGTGTTGGTAATCGTAATCGGAATATCAGGGGTCACTTAATAATTGCAAAACATAGCCGGGTGGAAACATCCGGCTATTTCTATAATACTGTGCGGTTCTTTCAACCATGCCACTAGGCAAAACAGAAAAATAGACGGTGCAGACAACCCAACTGGGAATACCGTCTTACTTACGAACAATAAGGAAAGGTCAACCGTATTTACCGGGCAGTAATGCCGACTGAAATTCGGATAATGCAAATACCAAGGAATGAAACGCTATGATCACTTATATGAAAAGATTTATGACCTTGAAAATTTAAGAAAAGCACACCAACACGCAAAGAAAGGAAAAGGTTGGTACAGAGAGGTTCAGGAGATTGATAAAGACCCTGACAAGTACCTGAAACAGATTCAGGAAATGCTTATCAACCACACTTACAAAACATCTGACTATGAGGTGTTTTATAAACAGGACGGTAAGAAGTTAAGGAAAATTTACAAACTGCCTTATTTCCCTGACAGAATTTGTCAGTGGGCTATCTTACAGGTTATTGAACCTTGTATCATCAATAACTTAACTGCTGACACCTATTCAGCAATACCAAACAGAGGTATACACAAGGGTCTGACAAAATTACAATCTGCAATGTGGAATGACCCGGAAGAATGCAGATATTGCTTAAAATTGGACGCAAGACACTATTATCAGTCAATCAACCACGATCTTCTGAAAGAGAAGTATTCAAGAATGTTCAATGATAATGAACTATTGTGGTTGTTAAATGAAATCATTGACAGTATTGAAACAGCAGAGATTGAGGACTTAACAGCAATCTATCTGTTGGAAGAAGATATTGACCCTGAAACTGGTATACCGATAGGCAACTACTTATCACAATATTCAGGTAACTATTATTTTTCAAGTTTTGATCACTGGATAAAAGAACAGAAGCACGTTAAATACTACTTCCGTTATATGGATGATATGGTTATCTTTGGCAATACAAAAGAAGAACTGTTTGCCTTGAAGAAAGAGATTGATATTTATTTCAGGAATGAACTGAAATTGAACATAAAAGAAAACTGGCAGGTGTTCCCATCGTATGTAAGAGGTGTTGACTTCTTAGGTTACAGAACATTTTACAAGTATACATTACTTAGAAAAAGCACCTGTTTGGAAATGGAAAAGAAAATGACCGCTATCAGGAACAAAGTGGAAGCCGGGAACATGATGAACTATTCAGAGTGGTGTTCAATCAATTCTTACAAAGGTTGGTTGAAATATGCTGACACCTTCCGGCTATATCAAAAGTATGTTGTACCGCTGTTACCTTATGCGGATGATTATTATATACGCAACATAAAACCAAGCACAAAGAAAGGATTGAAAGCATCATGATTGATTATGGAAAACAGAAAAGCACCGTCAGACCGGAAGAACTGGAACTGACGGAAACAAAAGTATTTGTCAGTTCCAACGTCACAGAAGTGAATGAAGATGAAACTGACGGACAGCCGGGATTTGTCGGATATGAATTTGACCTTATCGAGTATGACAAGGACGAATACATTAAAATTCAGGCAGAAAAGAATGCTGATCTTGAAAATGAAATTACACAGGCACAGATTGCTATGTGTGAAATCTATGAAATGATGGGATAAGAAAGAAGGTGTGAAGTATGGCAAAGATTTATGCATCACTAATCATTAAAGGTGTTAAAACACTGGACGATGTACCGGACAGACTGAAAGAAGCTGTCAAGGCTATTTTAGAGGGTGATAACTGATGATACGTCAGTTAATCATAAAAATTCTATTCAGAAAGGATGTGCAGACTATGGCAATTATCTATGCAACCCTGATCATTAAGGGTAAGAAAACATTTGCTGATGTTCCTGATCGTATCAAGGACAAAGTAAAGGAAGTTTTGGTTGATCTTGATTGTCCTGAATTAGCAGAATAATCAACAGACAAGGAAATTATCACATACACGAAAACAACCGCCATATGACGATTATATAACGTCAGAAGCGGTTGTTTTTGCGTACAGAAAGGACAACAGACCATTGGAACAATTTATTTATTCAACGTACACGATTGTTTTACCAATCATTGTCACTGCTCTTATGGGGTATGTGGTTTGGTTGCTGAAAAATCAGAAGAAAGACAGGGACGCAAACAGTAAAGGTACAATGCTTTTACTTAGGGTTCAACTTATTGAATATCACGATAAGTATATGCGATTAGGTGACATTCCATCATACGCTTATGAAAATTTTATGGAAATGTATGATGCTTACCACGCTTTAGGTGGTAATGGGATGATCACAAAAATGATGCATGAAATTGAAGAATTACATTTGAAAAAGAAAGAGGTATAAACATGAAAAATATTAACTGGGTTGTAAGAATTAAAAACAAAGCGTTTTGGGTTGCACTGATTCCTGCTGTACTTCTGTTGATTCAGGTTGTTGCAGCAGTGTTTGGTTATACCCTTGATCTTGGTGATCTTGGTAACAAACTGCTTGATGTGGTTAATGCAGTATTTGCAGTTCTTGTGATTCTTGGTGTTGTAACAGACCCAACAACCAAGGGTATTACTGACAGTGATCAGGCACTTACTTATACAGAACCAAAGAAATAAGAGGTAATCAGCTATGACAAATCAGGAATTTATTGATCAGGTTGCAGTGTACGTTAAAAAGTACGCTGCAATTTTTGGTATATGCGTACACAGTCCAATCATTGCACAGGCAATCTTAGAGAGTGGGTGGGGCAAGTCAAAACTTGCTACCACCTATCACAACTATTTTGGTCTTAAGTGCGGTACAAAGTGGACTGGTAAGAGTGTGAACATGAACACACAGGAAGAATATGAACCGGGAGTATTGACAACGATTGCTGATAATTTCAGGGTCTTTGATTCAATGGAAGAAGGGGTTAAAGGTTACTTTGAATTTATACAGTTGTCCCGGTATCAGAATCTTAAGGGAATCACAGACCCTAAGACGTATCTTGAAACAATCAAGGTAGATGGTTATGCGACAAGTTCAGCATACGTTCAGAATAACATGAACTTGGTTGAACAGTACGAACTTACAAAGTATGACAATGAAAAGGGTGATAATATGGGTGACAGACAGAAGCCGGGAAACTGGCTTGTACAGTATAAAGGTATTGCAGAAGGTAGTGAACAGCACAAAGCAATTCTGAAAGTATTCAATGATTCAGGACTTTGTACAAGATATAAAATGACAGTCAATGATGCTTGGTGTGCGACATCTGTATCAGCAGCATTCATTGCAGTTGGTCTTTCCAACATTTTCCCTTGTGTTGAATGCTCTTGTGAAAACATGATTAACCTTGCAATCAGTGCAGGTATTTGGGTTGAAAATGATGCTTATGTACCTGACGTTGGTGACGTTATCCTGTATGACTGGGATGATAACGGTGTTGGAGATTGTACAGGTTGGAGTGATCATGTGGGTATCGTAGTATCATGTGACGGTTCTACGATCAGAGTCATTGAAGGTAACAAGTCAAACACTGTTGGTTATCGTGATATTGCTGTGAACGGTAAATGCATCAGAGGATTCATCACACCGCATTATGCAGCAGGTGGTTCTGTTACACCGCAACCTTCCGGTAAGAAATCAGTTCAGGAAGTAGCCAAAGAAGTATATGCAGGTGAATGGGGTAACAACCCGGAAAGAAAGGAAGCACTGGAAAAAGCCGGGTATGATTATCAGGAAGTTCAGGACGCTGTAAATGCACTTGTAAATGGAAGTACACCGACACCTTCAAAATCTGTACAGGACGTTGCAAAAGAAGTTATCAATGGTCAGTGGGGAAATAACCCTGACCGTCAGAAAAAACTTGAAGCAGCAGGTTACAACTATCAGGAAGTACAGAATGCAGTTAATGCGATCTTAAAAGGAAATGCTGCAACAGACTTGACCGCTATCGCAAAAGAAGTTATTCTTGGTAAGTGGGGTAATGGTCAAGAACGAATTGACCGCCTGAAAGCAGCAGGTTACAGTCCTACAGCTGTACAGAAAAGGGTCAACGAATTAGTATAACAGATGGTTCAGTGGTGGCATTGCCACCGACTTGCCACCATTGCAGACATACAACACAAGAACGCACAAGGCGGTAAAGTCTGAACTATTAAAAAATACTTGATTTTATAGGCTATTTGAGAATGTACAAAGCTGTACAAGGATTTAAAAACAGAACACTTAACAAACGGTGCATATAGAGACAATAGTTGCACTACATCGGATAGATTCGTAAAAATCCTTGATTTTAGGCACTTTGAGAGGTTTTTCAGGTTTGACCAGAGTGACCGAAAAACATACAGAAAGGCAATTTCTGATGGAGTAAATGTGTCTGTGGTATTGGACTGCGGCTTCGGAAACACATCAAAGGAAAAGTAATATTTTCATCATTCAACAGAATAAAATAAACGTGAAAGACCGTTCATTTTCAAGAAAAATTGAAAGTGAGCGGTCTTTTTTATACCTTTAAAACGGATTTTTATTAAGACGTTTTGAAGGGCTGATTCGATGTGTTCGAGAAAGGCGATATTATGGAGACAATCCGGAATGTAGATGTAAACAGATTGCATGATTTCAAAAATGATCCATTTAAAGTAGAGATGAATACAGAATTGTACGAGCTTATGGGAAGTATTGAAAAAGAAGGAGTGCTTGTGCCACTTCTTGTAAGGACTAATCCATACGGTGATGGATATGAAGTTATATCAGGACATAGAAGGAAGGAGGCAGCAATTTGGGCGGGTGAGACTAAGGTTCTTGTTGTAGTAAGAGAGCTTGATGATGATCAGGCAGTTGTGACAATGGTTGATTCTAATCTGCATAGGGAAAATCTTAAACCAAGCGAGAAAGCATTTGCGTATAAGATGAAGCTGGATGCGATGAAACATCAGGGAAAGCGGTTATCGGATGATTCACTGTCAGATAATGGAACAGAAGTGCTGGCAGGTAATGAAGCAAATCATATGACTTCGGCTCAAGTTGGACAGAAGTGTGACACAGATGGAAATGGCAGAGCGGATAATTCGGGGAATAGAGCTAATGAAGTTGTTGAAGAACATTCCATGATAAACAGCAACGAGCTTCTTGCAAGACAGGTCGGAGAAAGTGTAGCACAGATAAAAAGATATATCCGGCTGACAAATCTCATTCCCAAGATGCTTGCTATGGTGGATGAGGGAAAGATAGCGTTTACGATTGGTGTGGAATTATCCTATCTGTCAGAAGAAGAACAGTATGAGCTTCATGCGGTGATGGATTTGGAACAGTGTACACCTTCTTTATCACAGGCAAACCGTATGAAACGAATGAGCCAGAGAGGTGAGCTTGGTATGGATGCTATATATTTGGTACTTGAGGAGGAAAAGCCAAACCAGAGGGAACAGATAAAGATTCGTGCAGATACGCTGGATGATTATTTTCCGGATGGTTTTACACCAAAGCAGAAAGTGGAATTGATTGAGAGGCTGGTAAAGGAATGGCATGATAAGCAGGTTACGATGAAAGAAAGGAACAGGTGAGTTACTATGAGCAATGATAAAAAATCTTTATATGAACAGATGGGCGGTACTTACACAGAGATAGCTGGGATATTTTATCCGAATATAACGCTTGGAGATGAGATAGCAGAGCATAATAGCTCCTGCGGTAAGTATGGTGATATGATGAGATTTGTGACTATAAGGAAATCCGAGATACATTTAACGGAGAAAATGTGAAACTAATTCTCTGCCATTATCCGATTTTGATGTGGAAGGAGCAGCATTATGGTTCTATCCTTTTATATGGACATGTTCATAATTCTGTTGAAGAATATTATTTTAAGAAATGTTTACATGAAATGAATACGGAAACTTTCTTTGATAGAAGAAAGGGAGATAAGCTGCTTCGTGCATATAATGTGGGCTGTATGATGAATAAAAAGTATTAAATAATACACCAAACAAAAAGATTTAGCATGCCAGTGCTTTTTCTGGCTCGGTAAATTTTTTGTGCGGTAGACTGGGAATTGTACGAAGTACAAGGCGTGTAGCGCAAAATATATGAGGAAAAACAAGCCAATATGTAGTATAATATAAATATATGACAAATAGATGTACAGATTATTGGACAGGTAATTTTATATACTAAAAAGAAATACAAAGGAGAACTTTTTACAATGGCAGATATTAGTAAGATTGAAAAATTTTGGGATGATAATCCTATTGATGTATCAGCAGAAGTTAATTTTATATGGTCTATTGCAAATAAATTAAGAGGGCCATATCAAAGTGATAAATACAAAGATGTAATAATTCCTATGGTAATTATTAGACGTTTTGAATGTGCATTACAGGAAACAAAAGATGCTGTTGTTGCACAATATAAAAAGATGCCAACATATCCTGCAAAGGCTATGTATAAGATTTCTGGCTATCAGTTCTATAATACAAGTGAATTTACATTAGCAGAACTTGTAAATGATGCGGATCATCTTGCATCAAATTTAAAAAGCTATATTAATGGCTTTTCTGCCAACATTCAAGACATTATAAAAAATCTTGAGTTTGATAAACAGATTGATAAGATGGATAAGCATAACAGACTTTTAGCAGTAGTAAAAGCATTTAGTGAAATAGATTTAGATCCAAAAGTCATTGATAATATGAAAATGGGATATATCTTTGAAGAACTTATTAGAAAATTTTCTGAAAATGCCGAAGCTGGTGATCATTACACAGGTAGAGATATTATAAAAGCAATGGTTTCAATTCTACTTGCAGAGGGTTGTGATGATATATTTGATGATGGAAAAATTGTAACAATATTAGATCAAGCCGCTGGAACTGGCGGTATGCTTTCAACTGCAAACAATTATATTAAACGTTTTAATCCGACAGCAGATGTAAGATTATTTTCACAAGAAGTAAATCCAGAGTCTTATGCTATGTGTCTTGCAGAAATGCTTATTCGTGGACAAAATGCGGATAATATCAGATTACAAGACACAATGAAAGCAGATTGCTTTACAGATACAAAGATGAGATTTGTTATAGAAAATCCGCCTTTTGGACAACCATGGGGCGGCAAGGATGCACCAGAAGGTGACGAAGAGGCAGTAAAAGCAGAAGTATTAAAGGGAACATCTGGAAGATTCCCAGCAGGAGCACCAAGTTCTGGAGATATGCAGTTATTGTTTATTCAGTCTGCAATAAATAAGATGGATGATGAATGTGGTAGAGCCGCTATTATTGAAAATGGTTCACCTTTATTTAGTGGTGGTACATCATCTGGTGAATCACAGATCAGAAGATGGTTACTTGAAAATGACTATATAGAAGCAATTATTCAGTTAAGTACAGATATGTTTTACAATACTGGAATTGCTACATATATTTGGGTACTTTCTAAAAATAAAAGAGCAGAAAGAAAAGGCAAAATACAGCTTATTGATGCATCAAGTTTTGCGCATCCATTAAGAAAATCATTAGGCAATAAGCGTAATGAAATAACACCAGAAGATAGAGTTGCAATTACGAAATTGTATGCAGATTTTAAGGAAAATGAATACTGTAAGATTTATGATAATACAGAATTTATTTATCGTGAATATGCAGTAATGCAACCACTTCAAAGAGGCTATGCAATCACAGAAGATAGAATTAATGCAATGCTTTCAAGTGGTGCTTTGTCTGCGCTTTATGATGAAGCAAAGGTTGATGAGCTTGAAAATGCGGATGAATTAACAGGAAAAGACAAAAATAAATTAGATAATTTCAAAAAGAATAAACCTGTATATGATGCTATTGTTGATGCTCTTAATAGTGCTGTATCAGATAAAGTATACAAAAATCCAGAAACATTTACACCAGTAGTAAATGATATTCTTTCTGGAATTATTTCGGATGCAAAAGATCTTAAAAAGATTGCTGATAAAGTCGTAAAAGGTTTATCGGTAATGGATAAGACAGCAGATATTCAGAAAGATAAAAAAGGCAATGTACTCTATGATACAGAAACAAAAGATACAGAAATAGTACCATGGAAAATAAATATTGATGATTATATGGCAAGCGAAGTTTTACCACATGTACCAGATGCGAAAGCATTTTTTGAAGAAGATTTAGGAAAGAAAAATCCTGTAATAAAGACTGGTGCAGAGATACCATTTACAAAATATTTTTATAAATATCAAGCTCCTGTATCAAGTGATGAACTTGCTAAAAGATTCAATGAATTAGAGGCTTCCGTTGATTCAAGAATTAAGAAATTATTCGGAGGTAATTAGTATGGCAGAAATGAAAGATAGTGGTATTCATGCTATCGGAAGAATACCTAAAGAATGGAATGTTGTTAGAACTAAATATTTATCAAATATATCTATTGGTTTAGTTACTACTATGACGGAAAACTATGTAGAAAAAGAAGAAGGAGTTCCATTAATTAGAAATGGAAATATTCGTTGTAATAAAATTGATGTTAATGGAATGGTTTTCTTAGATAAGAGATTTGCTGAAAAGAATAAACACAGACAATTACATACAGGACAGATTGCTACTGTTCATACAGGTGATGTTGGGACATCAATTGTTATTCCAGAAGAATATGATGGGTGTTTAGGCTTTGCGACAATCCAATCGACTCCGTATAAAGGTGTTTCTTCCGAATTTTTATGTTGGTTTTATAATAGCGCAGCTTTTAAAAACCAATGTATTGAATGTAGTACAGGAGATGGACGGCAAAACTTAAATCTCTATGATTTTGTTGACTTGTTTGTTGCTATCCCTAAATATGATTTGCAAAGTAAGATAGCATCATTTCTTGATAAAAAATGTGCAGAAATAGATTCTCTACATACCGATATTGAAAAGCAAATAGAAACACTTGAAGAATACAAAAAATCAATTATCACAGAAGCAGTAACAAAAGGATTAGATCCAGATGTTGAAATGAAGGACAGTGGTATTGAATGGATTGGAAAGATTCCCAAAGACTGGGAAATCCGAAAAGGAAAATATACTCTTCGTTATCTTCAAAAAGAAGTTAAAGAAGATGATGGAGTTATTACTTGTTTTCGTGATGGGGAAGTTACTTTAAGAAGTAATCGGCGTGAAGATGGTTTTACAATGTCTGATAAAGAAATTGGATACCAGGGAATTGACATTGGAGATCTTGTTGTTCATGGTATGGATGGATTTGCAGGTGCTATTGGAATTTCGGATTCAAGAGGAAAAGCATCACCTGTTTTGAACGTATTAGATACTGATGAAAATAAAAAATATTATATGTACTATTTGAGAAGTATGGCATATAGTAATGTTTTTTTAGCAACGGCAACTGGTATTCGAGTTCGTTCATGTGATTTAAGATGGGCAAAAATTGCGGAGCTTCCATTTCCTATGCCATCTCGAAAAGAACAAGATGAAATAGTTTCGTATATTGGTAGAATTTGCAATGGTGCTAATGAAATAATTGCTGATAAAAAGAAACAGTTAGAAACACTTGAACAGTATAAGAAGTCAGTTATATATGAATATGTGACAGGGAAGAAGGAGGTTCAATAA